GAGGAAAAACTGCTCATGCTGGGACCGGTGCTGGAGCGCTTGCACAACGAAATCCTCGACCCGTTGATCGAGATGACGTTCGCCCGCATGGTCGAGTCCGGCATCGTGCCGCCTCCGCCCGAGGAACTGCAGGGCATGGAACTGAATGTCGAGTTCGTCAGCATGCTGGCCCAGGCGCAGCGCGCAATTGCCACCAACTCGGTGGATCGCTTTGTCGGCAACCTTGGCGCCGTGGCGCAGATCAAGCCGGACGTGCTCGACAAGTTCGACGCCGACCGATGGGCCGATGCCTATGCCGACATGCTGGGCATCGACCCCGAGTTGATCGTGCCTGGCGAGCAGGTGGCCATGATCCGACAGCAACGCGCGCAAGCTGCGCAGGCCCAGCAACAGGCCGCCATGCTGCAGCAGCAGGCCGATGCCGCGCAGAAGTTGGGCAGCATCGACACCACCAAGCAGAGCGCACTGACCGACATCACCCGGCAGTTCAGCGGTTACACCTAATAGGGGTGCCCGTATCTCCTGCCGGGTTCAATAAATTGCGGACATGAGCAATTACGACCCGACCGATATTCATAGCCAGGAGCGCAAGCAGGCCGACGCCTCGCTGCGCAACACACTGGCCAGGGACTCGGAAGAGTCTGATCTGAAATGGCTCATGGGCAGCAAGCGCGGGCGCCGCATCGTGTGGCGCCTTCTGGAGCAGTCCGGCGTGTTCCGCCTGTCGTTCAATTCCAACTCGATGACGATGGCTTTCAACGAGGGAAACAGGAACTTCGGGAATCGCACGCTGATGATGATTCACGCGATCTGTCCCGAGCTTTATTCAACCATGGCCAAGGAACAAACCAATGAGCAACGAACAGCAGACGACGGAAGCCGCAACGACCACTGAAGGCGCCGCCGACTCGCAACAGGCTGCCAGCCTGCTCGCTACTGGTGCGAGCGAAGGCGGCCAACAGCAACCGGCACCCGAAGGTCAGGTCGATCCGGCTCAAAAGGCCGATGCCGACCAAGGGGCGAAGACTGCGGATGCGGCACCTGAGAAATACGAATTCAGCCCGCCCGAAGGTTTCCAGTTCGACAACGTGGTTATCGACGAATTTTCGACGGTGGCCAAGGAGTTGAACCTGCCGCAAGAAGCCGCGCAGAAGATTCTCGACAAGATGACCCCGGTCATGCAGGCCCGCCAGGCGGAACACCTGCAGGCCGCCCGTACAGAGTGGGCCGAATCGGCGAAGGCCGACAAGGAGTTCGGTGGCGAGAAACTGGCCGAGAACCTGGGCGTCGCCCGGAAGGCACTCGACGCCTTCACGACGCCGGAACTGCGCACGTTGCTGGAAGAGTCCGGCCTGGGCAACCACCCGGAAGTCATCCGGATGTTCTACCGCGCAGGCAAGGCAATCAGTGAAGACCGTTTTGTCGGTGGCGGGTCGAAAGGTGTACCGGTCGATCCCGCTAAACGCATGTTTCCCTCAATGAATTAAGGAGTATTTGAATGACCACTTTGGCAGCCACCCATCCGACCCTGCTCGATCTGAGCAAGCGCCTGGACCCGAACGGCAAGATCGACACCATCGTCGAGATGCTGACGCAAACCAACGAAATCCTCGACGACATGGTGTGGGTCGAGGGCAACCTGCCGACTGGCCACCGTACTACGGTTCGCTCCGGTCTGCCGGCACCGACCTGGCGCAAGCTGTACGGTGGCGTGCAGCCGAGCAAGTCGCGCACCGTTCAAGTCACCGATTCCTGCGGCATGCTGGAAGCCTACGCCGAAGTCGATAAGGCCCTGGCTGACCTGAACGGCAACACGGCCGCGTTCCGCCTGTCGGAAGATCGCGCCTTTATCGAAGGCATGAACCAGGAGTTTTCGCAGACCCTGTTCCTGGGCAACGAGGCCACCGAGCCGGAAGCCTTCACTGGTTTTGGTCCGCGCTTCAACTCCCAGTCTGCCGAGAACGGCGCCAACATCATCACCTCGGCGACCACCCCTGACGGCACCGATAACACCTCGATCTGGCTGGTGGTGTGGGGTCCGAACACCGTCCATGGTATCTACCCGAAGGGTTCGATGGCCGGCCTGCAGATGACCGACAAGGGGCAAGTCACCATCGAGGACGCTACCGGCAGCAACGGTGGCCGCATGGAAGCCTACCGCACCCACTACCGCTGGGATTGCGGCCTGACCGTGCGCGACTGGCGTTATGTCGTGCGTATCAACTTCGACCTGGAAGATGTCGTTTCCTCCGGCGCCACCGGTCCGGTGCTCGACAAGCTGATGCGTCAAGCCATCCGTCGCATTCCGTCGCTCGGCATGGGTCGCCCGGCCTTCTATGCCAACCGTGACGCACTGGATGCCATCGACGACCAGGCCGCCAACAAGGGCACGCTGGCATTCAAGACCGTCGAGGACGCACAAGGCAAGTTGGTCAACAAGTTCCTCGGCATCCCGATCCGTCGCTGCGACGCCATCACCTCCACCGAATCCGGCATCTAATCCATGAAACCCCCGGCAGTGCGCCGGGGGCCTCTTACCGAACAAGGAGCAACACCATGATCATCGACAAGCTCAACGAATTTTGCGACGCCACCAGCGCAGCCATCAACATCGGCAACGCCATCATCGGCGATGTCATCGACCTGGGCGCCACCCCCACCCTGCGCGACCTCGGTGCCGGCGAACCGGTTTATCTGGTTATCCAGGTCGATACCGAATTCGCAGGCGCCAACGGCACGGTTCAGTTGCAACTGTGCTCTGACAGCACGGCCAACCTGGCCACCAGCAAGACGGTCCACCTCGATACCGGCGCCATCCCGGTCGCCACCCTGGTCGCCGGTTACACCAAGGTCATGGCCCTGCCGATGGAAGCAACCTATGAACGCTACCTCGGCCTGTGGGAAACCGTCGCCACCACCAACATCTCGGCAGGCAAGATCAACGCCTTCCTGACGCACGATGTTGCGAAGTGGACGGCCTACGCTGACGGCATCTAAGGGGTAAGCCATGCGCGTGATTGCCACCCAGTTGGGGTTTTACAAAGGTTCCAGGGTGCGTGAGGGCCAGGTCTTTGAAGTGCCGGACGGCTTGAAAGGCAAGTGGTTCAAGCCCTACGTCGCCGCCGAGTCCGAACTGCCCGCAGCCAAGCAGAAGCGCGGCAAGGGCAAGGGCGAACCGGAAACCTTCGGCGACATTGCACGTCAGGATGCGGCTGCCATGGACGGCAAGCCGGCTGACGACCTGGTCTAACCGTCGCAAGCTGCAAGTAACAACCGGGGGCCTCAGTGCCCCCGTTATTTTTGGAGGTAGCCCATGGCTTCCGTCGTCGATATTTGCAACCTCGCGCTGGCCCATCTCGGTGACGACGCCACCATCGCGAGCATTGATCCACCCGAAGGTTCGGCGCAGGCCGAGCACTGCGCACGGTTCTATCCGGTGGCGCGCGACGCCCTGCTGGAAATGCACGCCTGGGGGTTTGCCACCAAGCGAGTCCGCCTCGCAGCATTGTCGGCCGAGTCGTGGGATTGGGCCTTTGCCTATGCCAAACCCAACAACATCATCCGCACCTTGTCCGTACTGAGTCCGGCGTCGTCCGCCGATGCGCAGACGCAGCCCTACGAGATCGAGGGCGATACCATCCTGACCGACCAGGAGGATGCTGTCCTGCGCTACACCGAGCGCGCGACCGACACCACGAAGTACCCGCCCCTGTTCGTTGATGCACTGACCTGGTTGCTGGCCTCCTACCTGGCCGGCCCGGTCATCAAGGGCGATGCCGGTGCCTCGATGGCCAAGTCGTGCCTGCAGAGCTTTGCCGGTCCGTTCTCGCTGGCAAAGGCGAGCGATGCCAACCAGCGGCGTGTCATCCCTGACCATTCGCCGTCCTGGATCGGGGGGCGCTAACCGTGGCCAACACCCGACTGCTGCAGCGTTCGTTTGCCGGTGGCGAAGTGTCACCCGAATTGTTCGGGCGCCTCGACGATGCCAAGTATCAGGCCGGCCTGGCCAAGTGCCGGAACTTCATCGTGCTGCCCCATGGCCCGGCGACCAACAGGCCGGGGTTCGCCTTCGTGCGCGCGGTGAAGGACTCGACCAAGAAGGTGCGCCTGATTCCCTTCACCTTTTCCTCGACGCAGACGATGGTCATCGAAGTGGGGGCCGGATATTTCCGCTTCCATACCGATGGCGGCACCTTGATGAATGCGGGGGTTCCTTACGAGATCGCCAACCCGTTCGCCGAGGCTGACCTGTTCGACATCCATTACGTGCAATCGGCCGACGTGATGACCCTGGTCCACCCCAACCACGCACCGCGCGAACTGCGCCGCCTGGGGGCGACAAACTGGCAACTGGTATCCATCAACTTCGCGTCGTCGATTGCCGCACCGACCGGCGTCGCGGTCAGCAGTGCCGGATTCACCACGGCCAAATACACCTACAATTACGTCGTGACGGCCGTCGCCGACGATGCGATCTCTGAGTCGGCGCCGTCGTCCGCGGTCAGTGTATCGAGCAACCTGTATGAAACCGGCTGCACGAACACCGTGACCTGGAGTGCAGTGACCGGGGCGTCGCGCTACAACGTGTACAAGATGCAGGGCGGGGTCTATGGCTACATCGGCCGGACGACCGGCACCTCGCTGGTCGATGCCAACGTCGGGCCTGACCTCTCCAAAACGCCCCCGACCTACGAGGCCGTGTTCGCTGCCGCTGGCGACTATCCGGCTGCCGTTTCCTACTTCGAGCAGCGCCGATGCTTTGCCGGCACGACAAACAAGCCTCAGAACATCTGGATGACCAAGTCGGGCACCGAGTCGAACATGAGCTATGGTCTTCCGACCAAGGACGACGACCGCATCGCTTTCCGCGTCGCCGCGCGGGAAGCCAACCAGATACGCCATATCGTCCCGCTGACCCAGTTGCTTCTGCTGACGGCCGATGCGGAATGGCGGGTGTCCTCGATCAACTCGGATGCCATCACGCCGACCACCATCTCGGTGCGTCCGCAGTCCTACGTCGGGGCATCGAACGTGCAGCCGGTCATCGTCAACAACTCCCTGATCTATGCGGCCTCTCGCGGCGGCCATATCCGGGAACTGGGTTACAACTGGCAAGCCGGTGGCTTCATCACAGGCGACCTGACGCTGCGCGCGACACACCTGTTCGACAACCTCGATATTCTCGATATGGCGTACGGCAAGGCGCCGCATCCGATTGTATGGTTCGTCAGCACCTCCGGAAAGTTGCTGGGCCTGACCTATGTGCCCGAGCAGCAGGTCGGTTCGTGGCACCAGCACGACACCGATGGCGTGTTCGAGTCCTGCACCACCGTTGCCGAGAATGGCGAGGATGCACTGTACTGCGTCATCCGCCGGACGATCAACGGGTCCAGTGTCCGCTACATCGAGCGCATGGCCACCCGTCAGTTCGTCGATCAGGCCGACGCCTTCTTCGTCGATTGCGGGTCAACCTACTCCGGGGCGCCGGCCGACGTGATTAGCGGGTTGAGCCACCTCGAAGGCAAAACCGTCAGCATCCTGGCCGATGGTGCGGTGCATCCGCAGCGCGTTGTCACCGGGGGCAGCGTCACGCTCGATGTCGAGGCCAGCACGGTGCATATCGGCCTGCCCATCGTCGCCGACCTGCAGACCTTGCCACTGGCTATCCAGCTTAATGATGGCAGTTTTGGACAGGGGCGGTTCAAGAACGTGAACAAGGTATGGTTGCGCGTGCATCGGTCGTCAGGCATCTTCGCTGGCCCAGACGAGGACAGTCTGGTCGAGGCCAAGCAACGCACGACGGAAAGCTACGGGTCGCCGCCTGCGCTGAAGAGCGAGGAAATCCCTATTGTCCTTACCCCATCGTGGGCAGATAGCGGTCAGATATTCATTCGGCAGAAAGACCCGTTGCCTTTGACCGTTGTATCCCTGACGGCAGAGGTGTCGCTAGGCGGATAGGGTGCCCGTATTGGTCGGGGCGGCGCGTAACTTTGCACTGTCCCGACTGGAGTACCTATGTCCTTTGCACTGATGCCGCTGGCCCTCAACATCGGCAGTGCCGTAACCGGCGCTGTCGGTTCCTACTGGTCAGCCAAGAGCGCCAAATCCCAGGCCGAAAGCCAGGCCCGCCT